TCCGTATTCTTCTATTTCCTTCTGCCACATACTAGATTTAGCAGGAGTACAATAACTGCAAGACATTTGACATTTGTTTGTAAATGATAATTCTAAATATCTAGGATATGCGTAATCTAGGCCTATATTTACAGCTTCTTCTACCACATTTTTATTATCCTGAAAAAACTGTGCTGCTAATGTTTGTCTATCTGATACTAACCCTAAATCTTCTACTTCCCAACAATATGAACATTCATCTGGTCTTTTGCCATTTAACATCTGTGACCGTTGTTCTATTTTATGTGGTGTATTATGTAAATCTGAGTCTAATGGGATTTTTTGCTGAGGACAATGATAACACGAATGGTTCATACCTTCTGCTAAGTGCATTTCTTGATGAAACCATTTAAGGACACAAAAACCTTGCCCTATATCATTTTGTTTTTCTTTGATTAAATCTAAATAATATAGATCTTTATTTGACCTTTTTTCCAATGTTATATTTGGGTATTAAGTCCCACTCTCCCTTTTCCTTGAATGATATGATTTTTATCTGACTCAAGGGAGCTTGTTCTCCTAATTCTCCAATAACATCTACCAAGCCCCAATCAGACAATAATTTAGCAATTGTGTTTCTACGTTGTAAATCGTTTTCTAGGAAGTCTGCATCTTTTCCATCTAGGGCGAAAAGTTCTTTGAAGTGTACTATAAAATACCTACCTTTCTTATGCAAAATATGACATGACTGATATAAGACTTTTTCTTTCTTGGAAGCTACACCTATTCGAGATAGGGTTTCCCTAACTTTTAAAAAGTCTTCTGGATCCTTTAATGAAACTTCTAGTGGGAGATACCCGGGGAAGTCAATATTAAAAAAATTCTCTTGATCACTCATTGTCAATTGTTGCCTAAAAATAAGTTATGATATACCGAATATTTATAACTTACCGCCTTTTGACTTATTCTGGTACAGTTTTATTCTATCTAAATCTGTCTCCGATAATAAGTTTAAGGCCTGCTTTGCTTTCATATATGAATAACCAAAGAATTTTTGTACTGCTTCTATGTTCTCTTCTTCTGACTTCAACCACTTGTTATAACGTTTTGCCTTTCTAACCACATGGCGTAGGAAATCATATTGCATTTTATTGTCTAAGTGAGATCTAGAATTCATCTCATTACCTGCAATAACTGTATCTTTACCATAACCCATAGCACGATTTACAATAAAAGGAACATATTCGTTCTCTATTCTTTCCTCGACCATCAAGTCTTCTTTTGTATAATTTATGCTATTGGCAAAATCAAAGGGAGAAAGTTTTTTAATTTTGTCTAGATATTCTTCCTCATTTATCTCCTCTACAGGTTTTCCAAATCCTTCTAATATTGAGTCGCTCATGAAAACTCCACATTTGCCATTATTTCTGTTAAACAAGCAGTCAAGTTAATTTCTTGATCTGCGACAAATGCTGCTTTGTACTGATAATCTGCAATAAGCAAAACTAGATGAGGAATACCCTTAACTTCAGGCAGTAATATATCATATATTTGCCTAAATATCATCTGAGGGTCAGTATCTACATTATTCACTACCCATTGCCTCATCTTTTTCCAGTCCTTATCTCTAAGGGACTCTATTAAGTTCTTAGCGTTTATTTCCTGGAAGTTACTTAATATACCTTCATCTATAACTCCGCTTACAGAGTATCTTTGGAGTTCATTAAGTACCCTACGATAGTCTGGAAAGTATTTCATCAATAACTCTGCTAATACTTTCTCACTATAATCTACATTCTCATTATTTAAGATGTATTGCATACGTTCTAAAAACTTAGCCGCCATCTTAGGGCGATCTTTAGGAGCTATCTTAAAGTCTATGACAGTTGTTCTACTGTGCAAAGGTTTGATAATCCTATTACTGTAATTACAAGTAAAAATAAACCTACAGTTTTCTGAGAAGTTTTCGATAAAGGCTCTAAGTGCAGGTTGTACACTATCCCTATTCATATAGTCTGCCTCATCTAAAATTACGACTTTAGTTTTACCTTCAAAAGACACAGCAGATGCAAACTGCTTAATCTTTGTTCTGAGAGTATCTATTTGTCTACCTTCATCACTGCCATTTATAACAATGTAATCACAACCTAACTCCTCACATAAAGCACGCGCGAGCGTAGTCTTTCCTGTGCCCGCTGTGCCTGATAGTAATAAGTTAGGTATTTCTTTTTTAGATATAAACTGCTCAAACTGCTTTTTAACAGATTCAGGCAATATACAATCTTTTATGTGTTTGGGCCTATATTTTTCGACCCATAGAAACTGAGATGCTTCCATATTCACTCCTAATCATAATAAAATACACACCAACTTTTTTTGGTGTTTTTTTCCGTGAGTTTTTTCCTCACGAAAAAAGGTTTAGCCAATTTTCTCTTTGATATCTGTTGATTCTGAGAGATTAACTTCAATATGCTTACCCTTAGGTTTAAAAGCTAATTGCTTTACTCTATTCAAAACGTTTTCAGGTTTAGAAACTTCATAAGGGTCACCCTCTACATTGTCTCCAAATCCTTCTTCAATAAAAGATTCAACAAGTTTACCGTCATCATAAATTGCTGCATAACGCCAAGACCTAATACCAAATTGTATGTTGTCTTTCCTTACGTCCATACCTAGCTTAACCGTTAATTGTGCGCTACCATCTGGAATAAGTTTTACATTCACAAGTTCCTGATCCTGATGCCAGGCGTTCATTACGAATGTATCATTTACGCTAATGCAATATATGTCATCAATTCCATGACTTCTAAAGTTATGATAAAGTTCTTCAAAACCTGGAAGTTGTTGACCTGAACAAGTAGGTGTAAACGCACCTGGCAAACCAAATATAATGACACGTTTACCATTGAATAATGTTTCGTTAGTAATGTCTACAAATTTGCTAATCCCCGATGTTGTTTTAACCTGCTTTGTAAGTTTAAACTCAGGCACTTCCTGTGCTAGAGCTGCTGTTTCTGAAAATACATGGTCTCCCATTATTCCTCCTCGATGTTCCAAGGGTCTAATTCACCCTTCATTACTTTCCTAACCAAATTAATTGCCGGGTTAGGTCTTGTGAAAATGTATTCAACACATTCTCCATCACGATTTAATTCTACAATCCATCCGTTGGTTGCTTCTCGAATTGTAACTTCTAATTTATTCTCATCCATATGCTACTCCTATATATCTGATGATCTTTCAAGAGCTAACCAATACTTAGTATCGCCTTTGCTACTTTCAAGATACATGAATTTTTTCTGCGATAAAGTTACACTATAACTAGCCGGTATAACTTTAAAATTTTCAATAGCAAGTCTAGCATCAAACGTTTTATCCGTTTGTCCTATAACTTGTCTAAAGCTGTTAGATTTAGGTGTGCTAGGGTCACCAACCGAGATAATAACTTCTCCGCCCTTCCCTTCTACACTCAACATAGGAGCAGAAGTAATTGCTGCTGCCTTAAGAATCATTTCTATATCATCTTTGCTGAGGTCGAATTGAAAGAAGTTATCTACTTCAATACTCTTATCAGGAGCGCTAACAATAATGTTAGGGTCTGCGTAAAAGTATTCAAATACAGAATTACCTTTGCTAACTTTTAGACTTTCATCTTCAAAGCTAACATCAGTGTCTTCCATAACTGTTAAAAGAGAGAGCAAGCTATTCAAATCATAGACTGCAAACTCCTTAGGAAATGTTTCTGATAATTCAGCTCGGGCAAATATATTTTTACCTGTGCTAATTGTCGATAGAGTATTTCCTTCTCGAACTAAAATGTTCGTATTAATTGTTGCGAAATTCTTGAGGACTTCAAGAGTGTTTTTGCTTAGTTTCATAATATAGTTTCTCCAATTTACCTATACTGTATATTATAGGTTCTTTCATAGTAAAAGTCAATGTTTTAGAATACCGTTTTAGGCACTAAAACCTGGTCCTTCTGTCTTAAGCGTAGACACAGAACCATTATCGTCTTCTTTAATTTCTAGTGTTATTCCTCTGCTTGAAAAATCAGAGTTTAATAATGCCTTCGTGGCATCTCCTCTTCCATCTGCAGTATGTGCTGCGTCGTATGTTGTCCATACATCCTTGTTGGCCATTTCCAGCGTTACCGTTAGCTTCAATTCATCTTCTGATAAATCAAATGACAATGCTATACCATTATTCGTATAGTAGTCCCTCATCCAAGTGTAATAATCAGAATTATGATCTGATGTTTTGGGAAACTCTACACCGGTATCCGGTCTAACATATTCAGCTATTATTTTATATGCCATCAATTTCTCCTAATGTTCTCTATTATTTATAATCAAATGTAACTCTAATTAATCTAATTGGACGACTTTTATCGCCTCTAATGTGCTAAATGGTGACTTCTCTGCCATAGGTTCTTTTTCTTCATCTATTACAGGCCACTCATAACATTTTTTAGCATTTATTTCTATAAATTCTATCTCATCTGCCGGGACTTCATCTTCT